GCTAAGGAAACACTAGATCTTACGATGCTTTGCAGCTCTCGTGATCCAGTTCGTGCGCCAGCGCGTAGCCGTTGTCCCGTCGATAAGGGACCCTTAGATAATTCCGCCAGCGGTTCTAAGGTTAAACGGTGTGGATCTTGCCGTAAGGCCGAGATCCAGACCAAGGAGACGATTCACAATGGGTTACAGTTGCTTCGGATCAGGTATGGTTTACCATACGTTGAATTACCGGACTGTGACCCTTCATCTCTCGGTCGTTTTCACCTCTTTCTTCTGCAACAGGGTAAGGAGCGGACCTCTGTTGCCTTTCCGCGATGCCAGCGTCGCGGAAAAAATGGTCTCTGTTCGTTACAGAGACTGTGTCGTCGTCAACGTTGGGAGCTTGCTCTCAGCGTTTCTTCAATTAAGCGCAACCTGCCTGCGGGTTGCGCGCGACACACTCCGTCCATGCGTTCGACTTGGGAAACGAACGCATGCTCTCAACCCCCTCCCGTTGATCCCGAGTATTTGCAGCACGTACGTGCTGTTTGTACTCGTATTTTCTCTACGGGTTGGGATAGGAAGTGGGAGAGCTTCGTCGGCTCTCACCTTCCTAACCCAACCGCGCGTAAACCCTTACGTTCAAGGGCCGACCTCCTGTGGGCCGGGCGTAGAGAAGAGTTTATAGCGAAATGCACAGGTGAATGGGATAACAACCCATTCATGTCATGTCGTTACAAGGAAGTCCAGTCAGCTGGCAAGAAGCGTCCTTTTCTCATCTTTGATGAAGAAGTGGATCTTCTGGGTCCAGTCCACAAGATGATGTTCGATCACCTTGCTGGGGCCACTGACTGGCTCCTTGTCGGTCCTCCGACCGATAAACGGATCAATTCTGTCTGTGTTAACAAGGTCCAGACGTCAGTCGACCTTGTTTCAGCTAGCGACGGCCTTTCTCACCAAGTGAGTAAGGCGATACTCGATACTGCTTTCTTCTCTTCGTGGAAGATTCCTCGTAGCATAAGGCGTCTGGCCTATGCTTCTTTGGCGCCAAGATTCTTGGCCGAGGACGGCAGTGTTCGGGTTGTTAGCCATGGACAGAACATGGGATCCTACCTTTCATTTCCCCTTCTCTGCATCCATTCTTATTGTGCTGCTTCTTGGGCTGCACGTTTTGATGGATCAGCTACGTTCCTAGTTAACGGAGATGATACGCTGATCTCCGCCTCTAGGGGTGTTCGCGTGTGTGACTACCCTTATGGGTACCGACTCAACGCGAGCAAGACAACGATAGCTGAAGGTGTCGCCGAGTTAAACTCGACGGTTTTCCTTGCAAGCAGGGGTAAGTGGCGCGAGGTACGCCATTGTAGAAGGGTAGGAGCGACTTCCGACTATGCAGGTATGATGCACATGGCGAAGGCCTGTGCTTTCACACCTGCTTGGCAGGACGCGTACTCACGCACGCGTATCGGAAGGCGTTGGGGTTTTCTTCCATCTCAGCTTGGACATACGTCCTATGCCTCTTACCAAAGAGAGAGGCAGCTCAGGGTCCGTCGTACCTTTACGGACCTTCCTTTACCGCCTTCAGAGGTGGTAGTTCCTGAGCAGCTGATTCGCATCGTAGGAAGAGATGCGAAACCGTTAGAAATCGAAGCCCTTCGGGATTTCTTTTGGACCAACGGTAGGATGGGAGGATTGAAGAGAGACGTTTATGCTCCGTCACACGGGCATATACGTCGGACCTACGGATACAGGGCCCAGCCCTGTAGATCTTTCTTGAGTTTTGTCGGCTCAAGACAGCCGAAGTTATGCGCTCTTCGCCGAAAAGCGCCCGATTTCTTTCTCCTTCCTGAGGAGTTCGAAACGGAGGAAGAGGGGGTGGCTCTCATGAAGTTGGATCTTCTCCGTTCGGAGTTTGATTCGCTGGCCATGAGAGGAAGAGAGTGAGTGAGACCCAAGCGTCTCTGGCCGACTGTGTGCGGCATACAAGTATTGAACCTCAGTAGTTCTACCCACGGTTGACGGGGCGCCTCTCTGGGGCTCTGCTGCCTGGGTCCTCGTCCCAACCACCTGCTATTGCGGGGGCGGACTGGACTGCGCGGTGATGCACGTTATGGTGCAGCCCACGGCAACCTTTCACTGCCGGCCCCTCGTGGGGCTTCGAAAGGGGGAAAGAAAGTATGCTAATCGTCGCGGGGCACATGCCAGATGTGCAGGACGGTCGGGCCATGGGAGTTTACATCCGCCGGGGATGGGAC